ACCATACAAATCGCCATCAATATCGAGTGCCTTTCCTTCCATGTGCTGCGATGATTTCGAACCACCAATGCGGTTGTTTAATTCAACGCTTCTGAATCCACTGCTAATCCCAATTGGCTTACCAAAATGTTCACGCACTTTGTCGAAAATTTCCGTACATACCAATTTTAAATTGGCCAATTGTTCGGCATTTGGAATGTTTGGGATTTTCAGTACACTCGCCTGATTGCTTTTTATTACTTCTTGTAGTGTGGTGTATTTACTTAGCTGGCTCATCGTTCATGATGTCTTTTATATCCTCGTTTTTCCTTCCTACTAACGTCTTTATCTTACCCCATAAATCCTTTCCAGTAACAGCTTCAATCGATTCAACGATTGATTTAAACTCAATTACCGCTACCACCGTTGCAATTAATTTAGTAATGGGGATTAACTGCTCGATGATGTAGGTTTCAATCAGAAAACCGCTAACGATAGCGAGTTGGTACAATAGCATTTTTGTAATGCTGTCGCTCATCCTGCGTGAACGGATTTTGATGCCTAATTTTATTGCCTTCCAAATACCTACAACCATATCCGCACCAACTAAAAAACCAATGGTTATCATTAGTTCTTTTATGGGAAGGAATATCGTTACCAATGCGAGTAGCCAATATTTTGTCTTTAAAAACAATATCTCCTTCATCATTTCTTTGCCTCGTATTGTTTCTTCAGATATTGCTTTAACAACTTTTCGTATTGCTTCTTTCGGTTCAATACGATGGGGGTAGGAAATCTTTTAGTGTCCATTTAACTCTATTGTATTTATATGAATCGCTTATCAAAAAACTACTCTTTCCGTATGGGTTACGGTCGGGTGAAATGTCGTTGTTAGTGTTGGAAGTGTATTCGGGAAACAATGTACTATTGTAGCACAAGTATTGCACCAAACGATTGGTGTAATATCTCGCGTTATCACGTGCAGCTTCCTTCAATGATTCCATTTCGCCCTTCGTCACTGGCGTTGTATCTTCACTTTGCCTACTTACCAAATTACCATTGTCATGTTTGTACAAAAGTGATGGATAAAGTTCTACCATTGTCCACCACAATAACGATTTTAACACATAATCATTGAGCAATGTTTCATAATCACCCGACAATGTTCCTGCGCTAACATCCGCTTTGATTTTATTCATCAAATCAGTTCCAAGATAGTTCGTTATTTGCTTATCCTGCGCCAAATAAATGGCAGGTCTGATAATGTTTGGATCAACAGCATCTGTGATAGCTGTATATTTCTTTAAATAATCCTCTGTGATTAAAAGTATTTCGGGTTGTATTGCCATTTTTATTCGTATTTATTTGATTCCAAAACGTGGATTGTCGGGTAAAAATCCGTTATACGGCATATCTTTTGGACGCGTTTCAACTAAGTAATTATTGCGCACTTTATACCCAGCTTTTTCAGCCATGCTCCACGCTCTTTTTCTTGCGTTTGGGTTGTTTAAATCAAGACCAAATCCCTTCGCGCTAATGTATAACTCTTTCTTGAAGATATGGCCACAGTTGCCACCGCCTTTATACAACCACACGCTATATGTATCAGCCCCATACGGTCCCCAACCTGGATTAACTGCCTTGTTGTTTAATGCCATTAAATCTTCTTTGCGATATAGCTTATCAGCAGCAATCATCTTGCGACAAAATGGCCTTGAAGATGCTGTTAATCTACCGTGATAACGATAGCGCACGTAGTAAGTTTTTCCATCAATGACTTTATCTTGGTCACTTGTTGCGTTTGGTTTGGCAGTTCCTGTACTTACCGCTTGTTTCACTTGTTCGATACCATCGAATATGTGAGCTAATGCTTCATTTTCGATGTCGTCATTATCGTAATCAACATCGTAACTGTCTAACAAAATCCAATCCTCATTTGGTTCTTCACCCAATGCGATTAAGTCCTCTGCGATGTCATCTAAATTGACTTCATCGATTTCAGAAACGCTTTCGTGTTCGCACTTAACTTTTTTTTTTTGGACTACTTGCGTGGGATCAATAACTACATTCGATAGGTTGTCGAAAATGCTACCTATTTGTTCATCGCTCATCGTTGGGAACGCTGCCTTTGTTATTGCCTTCGCTGAAGGAATGGTTAACACATTCGCAGTTGTTTGAACTATGATTTCTAACAATGAAGCTATCTGCGCTCCATTCAATGCTTGACTGGCAACGTCTAACGATGGCGCATTGTTCATGCTCGTTTGAGCATCTTGGAACAAATCATTTTGAGTGATCTCAACATTGGCATTTATTGCAACGGTTGACAATAAATATTCGATGCTGTCAGTAATCATGCCTTGAAATGGCTCAACCACTTGTTTCATGAAGATACGCATGGCTTGTTTCATCTCATCGGTATTACTACCCAATCCACCGCCATCACGAATACCAAACAACAACGGTGAAGTTACGCGATGACCTACCAATATAGATTCAACCGCTTGACCAACTAATGTTTCAAATTGTTTGTCCATATCGGACACAGGAAACGGAGTAAACTCCACACCTCTATCTCTATCCTCATTGAAAAACGTCAATACCTTACCAGCATTCTCAGCTCCTTGAATCGCTTGTTGCAATTGGTTTTTAATCATTCGTTGTTCCTCTAATGATGGAATGCCATTATTAAAAGATGTAATTAACGATGGGAAGAAACCATTTAAAATCAGATTCACTTGGTATTCGCTAATCTGTCTTGTTAACTCGATGTTGTTTACTGCGCTTATGTAGTCGGGTTTAGGATAGTATTCACTTCCCGGTACAATCGAATGCACGAACAACACTTGCTTTGGACATTCATCCTTATAGTCAGGATTGAACATCGGAATGTACGAAGGTATATTTTTCTTTTTTCTACTATCGTTCCAATCACGCGAGTAATAAATACCACTAATATCGTCATTGTCATCACTCACACATAAACGACAATTCTCGAATGGAAGATGATTAATTTGAGCGATAGTACTTCTATCCATTGACCAAATCACTTCCCAATAAAAACCACCATGTAGCTTCAAATCTAACGCGGTTGAATGTCTTATCTTGTCTAATCCTAATCGTGCAATTTGAGTTAATGCCTCTGCGCTTGTTGAAACAAAATCTTGCCCAGCTATCATGAACGCAATTGAGTTCACAATACTTCCATGAACTGGCGATTCGTTGTATAGTTCAATGAGATATTGCGGAAATGTATTGCCTTCGCCATAACTCACAAATCCCTTCCTATCTTCAACTTCAATCGGTTGAATCTTTACATATTTGGATAACTCAACTTGAGTTGCTCCTATGCGTTGTTTTATTTCGTCAACTATATTAGGCATTGTATTCTATATCAGATGGGATTGTTAGCGTTGGTTGGTCGTAGTAATCAATGAGCGAAGAAAACTGAACAAAACCTCTTTCAATTTCACCGACCACATCATTAGAAGTAGGATCCAGGTTAGTATTTGAATTTTGACCATAAACAATAAAATTCCAACGGCCACCATGAGTGACGAGAATCGATGCGTTAGTTGGATCATCAGCATTCGTGCTAATACCCAAAGTTGTAATCCTTTCGTTCTCATCTATGATAGTTGGAATCACGTATAACAATTCCGAAGTTAGTTCATTTTGTAACACCAATAAGTAATCGGTGTAAGTTGTTGAAAAAAGTAAACTCCCCTGCTTCAATGAGAGCAGGAGAGTTTGAGATGCGGTATTAGATTGCAGGTAATTCACTCTGCAAATTTATTAAATGGTTGCAGCTACAACAGTGAAGTCAGTAGCAAATACACCATCTTCAATTCGATATGCTTTGTGCTTGGAATCGGCAGTAAGTGTGATATTATATCCGTTCATGTCACCCTTCGCTGTTCCTGTCATAGTTGATGCTGCGGTTACTTCCGCGCCATCCTCATAACCTACCACCCAATAGTTATCGTTGTTATCTAATACAATAACAAACAAACGATTTTGAGCGATTAACTCCAATTGCTTTCTTCTTGGTGCGCTCAATTTATGGAATGATGCGGTAACTGTTTGAGTATAGAAAATAGTTCCATTCTCAACGCTTGAAGCAACTTCTTCGGTAAAACTACCTGTTGATTTTGGCAAAACAAATTCGTACAAATCTTCAGTACTTGAACAATTTGTAACTAATTCAGTTGGCCCATCAATTGTCAATGTACCTGCGAATCCACTTTGAGCATTCAAATATATTTTTTTGATTCCACCAATGCCATCCTTGCATTGTAAACCAAATCCAGCGGTTATTGTACAACTCATATTTTTATTTTTTTATTTAATAAAATGGGGAGCAGTCGTAACCACTCCCCTTTTATATGTGGTTAATATTAGTTATGTCCGATTACGCAGTCAGTCAATATACCAACTTGAACACCGCAACGGTATCTCATTGCCATACGAACGTTGTCAGAAGCATCAGTCAAAGACATATCAACTACTTTAACTTCTGCAAAATCAGAATTAGCATCAACACCAACGACCAAGTTAGATGGTTGAGCAGCTACAATAGTTCCTGTTGACATTCCAGGACAAACATAAATGTCGTATCCGTTGAATTGCAAGTTGAAAGAATCAGTTGCTTGATACATTTGCATATAACCCAAAGCTGTGATTGCTTGGCGATAGAATTGAGCAGTTGCACGATTCACATATAATTTTGTATCAGGTGAACCAATCAATGCAGCAGGTAAAGCGTTAATTACAGCGTTCATATTAGCGATAACAGTTGAAGCATCCAAAGTAGCAGCCCAAGTTTGATCAGCAGAACCACTCAATCCAGCTTTCAACTTTTTCTCGAATCCATCAAATGAAGTATAAGTTCCACCTGTATCACCTTGCCAAATTGTAAACTCGATAGTTTCTCCAACTTTTGCAGCAGCGTAACCAATCAAGAAATCTTGGAAGTTAGCAGGAACAACGTCATTGATAAATCCACGACCTGTTGCGGCAGCTTCCCAGTCACGAGCAAAATCAGCTTTACAAAGTTCAAGATTTGTCATTAAATCTTTTACTTCCAAAATACTTTCAGTAAGTGTCAAAGAACCTTGTTGAGTAAAATCACAAGCTGCTGCTTGTACCAAAGAAGCAGAGTTCGCCAACTTCTTCAATACTGCTTTGTACTTTACATTCTCTTTTAAGGTAACATATCCTTTCGCTAAAGTGTCACCAGACAAAATAGCAGCGTTGATGTATGGCAACGCTAATTCACCTGCGTAGGTGCTTGTGATGGTCAATGAATCAGCCATTTTTTTTCTTTTTTATTTTTTATTTATATTTATTTATTATCGCGAAGATTCTGTTTTTAGAATCCATTTTAGCCAAGTTGATTGGCTCTGATTTTGCAAATGTGTTTACCTTCTTCACGCTTTCGGTAGCAGGTTGTTTGCTCATCTTT